ACTCTTAATATTAGCATTGAAGCAGCTAAAAGCCTCATCGAAAAGTATTTCCAAGCGTTCCCATCGATCAAAGGGTTCTTAGATAAGCTAGGTAACTTTGGTAAAAGGTTTGGGTACATAAAAACGTTCCCACCTTATAATCGTAAACGATGGTTTAGTACTTGGTATCCAAAGATTTGGAACAATAAATCATCTATGATGGAGCTTGGTAGTATAGAGCGGGCTAGCAAGAACACACCCATACAGGGTGCGTCTGCAGATATGACTAAAAAAGCATTAGTACTTGTAAGAGATTGTATAGCTACAAATAATTTACCGGTTAAAGTGGTAATGACTGTGCATGATCAGATAGATACTATATGTAGGAATGATCAGTTGCCTTTGTGGAAACCATTGATGAAAGACTTGATGGAACAGGCAGCTTTGGAGATTGTAACAAATGGCTTACTAAAAGCCGAAGTAACAGTGAGTAATTGCTGGGAAAAATAAATATGAGTGAGGTTTAATCTAACCGGGTGTTTAAGAGACATCCTTAATATTAAATGTTTTGCCTCACTCATGTTTATTTATAAAACTAAATATATATGAGCAAAGTAATTCAAAGTCAGGTTGGAGATTGGTATCCGTTGTTGTTACCAATTATAAAAACACAGACTTTTCAAAAGATAGCAGCTGGCATTAGATCAGCTAGACAAGCAGGTCGTGCAATATTACCAGATACATCTAGAACGTTTAAGGCATTTAGGTTGTGTCCGTTAAAAAATGTAAGAGTTGTAATATTGGGACAAGATCCGTATCATGATGGTAGCGCAACAGGACTAGCGTTTGCCAATCGTGCAGATAGACGTAAAGTTAGTCCTAGTTTAAGGAATATAATCACAGCTGTAGAAACAGATTATGGGAAAAAGCATGGTGTAAATGTAAAAGGATTATTAGATGTAGATACTACGCTAGAGAGTTGGGCAAAACAAGGTGTGTTGTTACTTAACACGGCCTTGACTGTCGAGCAATCTAGAGCGGGTTCACATACAGAGTTATGGAAACCATTTACAAAGATGTTTATAGAATCATTATCTACAAATAAATGTAATCTTGTTTTTGTGTTGTGGGGTAAAAAAGCACAAGAATATGAACAATATATTAAAGGTAATCATATTATTCTTAAAGCTCCTCATCCTGCTAGCGAATCTTACTCTGGCGGTACTAGTGGTTTTTACACTTGTGGACACTTTAATACTATTAACGAGATACTTGTTCCCTCTATAGAATGGAACAGATCAAATATTATAGAGTATGAAAGAGCTTAGTAAATATCTAATAGAAGAGATTAAACAAAAAAAGTACTTACAAGATTTACATGCAACTAAAGTTATTGATATGAATCATTGGTTTAAGTATAGTGGTAAGCAAGAGGTTAGAGTTAAGAGGTATAAATATAATGATACAGGTTACAGTAAATTTGTAAAATCGCCTACTCACTATGTACCTCCGTTAAATTATAGATCTATTATGAAATCAAATGATATGACTAAATATAAATTAAAAAATAACAGGAAAGTATGGTAAATAAAAATGAAGACATTGTGAGTAAAATAAATAAAATAAGAGACACAGAGCAAAAAAGCGCTCTAAACAAATGGGCAGGCCAAGGATTTATAGGCTCTGTAATTGCAGGTACCGGCTTTGGTAAATCTAGAGTTGGTGTCCTTGCTGTGCAATATGCACTTAAAGATGGTGGTGATGCATTGATTCTTGTTCCTACTGTACAATTACAAGATCAGTTTATAGAAGAGTTTGATAAATGGGGTGTATCACATGAGAATGTAGAAGTTATGTGCTATCAAAGTGCATACAAACTAAAGAATAAACATTACAGTATAGTTGTATGTGACGAGATACATTTAGGTTTATCACCAGAGTATCGTAAGTTTTTTGAGAATAATAAGTTTGATATGTTATTGTGTATGACTGCAACCTTACCGGAAGAGCTTGAGTATAGAGAGCTCCTGGATAAAATAGCGCCAACAGCATACAAGATTACACTAGATAAATGTGTAAAGCTAGGTATTGTAAGTCCATATGAGATTACATGTGTGCCTGTTAAGCTTACAGATGAAGAGGCAGAAGAATATAAGAAGATAAATAATAAGTTTGTTTATTGGAAATATCAGCTGGGTAACTTTGATGCATTTAATGAAGCAAAGAGAATTCTAGCTAGCAAGTCTGCTAGTGGAGTGCAAATGCAAGCAGCAGTGCAGTTTTATAGACTTATTAGAGCACGTAAACAGATTGTAGATTTTGCAGATAACAAGATAAATAAGTTTCAGCAGATATATGCAGCAAATACAGATAAGAAAATACTAGTATTTGGTGGTGCAAATGATTTTACAGATAAATTATGTGATTCTATACCAGGTGGTATGGCTTATCATTCTAAAAAGACTAAGAAACAGAAAGAATTAGCATTAGAATCATTTAAGAATGATGATATAAATGTGCTATTTTCTACAAAAGCTCTTAATCAAGGTTTTGACGTTCCTAACGCAAATATGGGTATTTTATGTGGTATTACAAGCAAATCCCTGTCTATGATACAGCGTGTGGGACGATTAATACGTTTCCAGGAGGATAAAATTGGTAAGATAGTAATTATCTATGTTGCTGATTCTCAAGAAGAAAAGTGGCTCAAGAAAGCTACAAAGAGTCTAAAAAATGTTGTCTGGCAATAATTATATAAATTATTTGTAGATGATAACAGAATTTATTATATTTGCTTTAGATTTAAAAATTAGTATAACAGAACTTTTTATAACCTTTACTGCCATATGAATGTTGATATAGATTTTGAAGTGTTAGAACAGACAGGTATGTCTGCTGACGATTATTTATATCTTTATATAATACACAAGGAAAGTTATACATATTTAAACAATCTTAATCTTAAACCAAATTTAGAAAAGTTACAAGAAGAAGGATATATTAAGCTAGGCGAAACACCTGATCAACATTTTATAAGACAAGAGTTCATAGATCTTTTCTCTTCAAATTTTGATCAGATGTTTGCTGAGCTTATATCCACGTATCCTATGAAAGTAATGAGTACTGATCGTGGTGTTAGAGTGTTACATGCTAAGGATCCAGATTCTAAGGCTAATGCAAAAAGCAAAGCAAAATATAAAAAGATAGTAAGGGATAAGCTATATAAACACAAACACATAATGAAGTGTTTAGATGTACAACTTACAATAGAAAGACATAATCTTTCATATATGCAAAACTTAGAAACATGGATTAATAACCATACTTGGGAAAAGTATGAAAACTTAGATGAAAATGACACAAAACAAAAAACCAACAGAATTACACGATCCCTTTAAAAATAGGGGATTTAAGAGCATAAGAAAAGCTATCAGTGCATCACTGCACCAGGTAACTGACGGTATGAATGGTAGACGTATGGTCTATCCTACCAAATGGGCAAGATTAAACAGGAACTTACTAGGTGGTTTACAACCGGGTAAGATGTATGTAATTGCAGGTCGTCCAGGTGTAGGTAAGTCAGCGTTTAGTAACCAATTGATCTTTGATTTATTGGATAACAATATAGGTAAAAAATTACTTGTATTGTATTGGTCTTTCGAGATGCCCGGGTATCAGCAGATATTGCGTGCAGGCTCAAAAGGTACAAATAAACAGGTAGGTGAATTACTATCTGTAGAAAAGAAATTAGAACAAGAAGAATATTTAAAGTTTAAAGAAGAGGTATTAAAGTATGGTAACTATCCTGTATATTTTAATAGTGTTCCTAGAGATATGGAGTATATTAAAGAAGCTAATGTAGATATAGGTAACAAAAGACCAGATTATACTATTGTTAATGTGTTTGATCATTCTAGACTTATATTAAGTAATAGAGAACGAGAATTAGAAAAACTTAATGAAGTATCAAAAGGTTGTATGTGGATGCAAGCTAAAATGGGGACTATAAACATATTACTATCTCAATTAAACCGTAACATAGAACAAGAACATCGTGCTAAGGCACAATATCAGCCACTACTGACAGATTTGTTTGGAGGTGACTCTATTGGTCAGGATGCACATGTTGTTATGATGTTACAAAGACCACATGATTTATATGGGATTACAGATAATTACTGTAATGAGAATCCTGTTGGTTTACTAGCAGTGCACATGGAGAAGAACCGTGATGGCTTGCTAGGTATGATCCCGTATGAGGCGGAGATGTCAACATTTACAATTAAAGAAAGAATATAAGAATGAAAAAAAGAAAGTTAAACAGCAAGAATCCTAAATATATGGATGCTAGCGAAACTAAAGAGAAGAAAGTAATAAAAAGAGTATTAATAAACACTACACAAGACGGACATAAGATCTGGGGCGTGTGGTATGAAAACTAATTTATATGGAAACTATGGAATTACCAAAAGAAAAGGTTAAAGCGAGCCGTAAATCGCCTAAGAATATGATAATATATGGTCCACCTAAGATAGGTAAGACTACAATGCTATCTCTACTAAATAACTGTTTGATTATAGATCTAGAAGACGGTTCTGATATGGTAGATGCACTAAAAATTAAAGCTAATAGTCTTGCAGACTTGCAGAAGATTGGGACTGAGATTATAAAAGCAGGTAAACCGTATAAATACGTAGCAATTGACACTATATCTAAACTAGAGGAATGGTGTGAGAGCTATGCTAAAGCAATATACAAGAAAACACCTATGGGTAAGAACTTTGACAGTAAGAACGAGAATCTGTCTGTGTTGTCTTTACCTAACGGTGCTGGTTATTTATATTTACGTATGGCATACAAAGAATGGATGGATAAGCTTAATAAACTAGCTGAGCACGTCATACTAGTAGGCCATCTAAAAGATAAAATGCTAGAGAAACAAGGTAAGGAAGTTGCAGTAAAAGACTTAGACCTTACTGGTAAGATAAAACAAATTACATGTGCTAATGCAGATGCTGTTGGTTATATATACAGAGAAGGAGAAGAGACAATGATTTCTTTTAATTCTATGGACGATGTAACTGCAGGTTCTAGATGTGCACATTTAAAGGGCGCAACCATGCCTTTAGCTTGGGATCAAATTTTTATAGACTAATTAAATCACGAAAACTATGATAGACGCAAATGAGCCAACCAATGCTGAGGTTGTAAAACAAGCTACACCAGCAACAATTACCACTACACAGATTATAAATGATCTAGAAAATGGTATCGATAGAACTGCAATTCAAGCTAAATACAGTTTAGAAGCTTGGGAAGTAAAACAAATGTTTATGCACCCTGCACTAAAAGGTAAGAAAGCTAAGAAAATTAGAAAACTATCTTTTAATTTTGTAGATGATACTGAACCTACACAATTTCCATCTAGTATGGAAGATGTAACAGATGAAGTAAATCCTAATCAGACTAGTATTCCTGTACCTGTACAAGATACTGATGTAAATGAGCAGGCTGCTATGGATGCTGTAACTAATACAATAAATAGTATAGAAACTACAGATGATAATCAATTAACACAATTTTAATAACCAATAAATAATTAAATATGGCAATACAAAGTAATGCAAGTACCGAAGAGGTATCAGGAGGAGGTAGAGAGTTCTACTCAGGCCTAACAAATGTAAATGTTGTAGCGGTTAACCCTACAATGGCAGAATTACATGCACTAGATGTGAATGTAAAACAAGAACCTGCATATTCAGGTACTAGCAACGATCAAGCATGGAACAAAGTAACGTTCTGGCTTGCAAACGAAGATGGTAAATTTAAATTAGATTTATTCCTAAAGAATAATACTAAA